ATTTTGTGACCATGAAAATAAAACCTAACCTTTTTTGGTTGTGTATATTAGTAGACATGAATAAGAAAGCAGAGATAATTTACCAGCGCCTAAGCGCATGGCTTCAAGAAAGTAACAAGTACGCTGAACCAGATAACGAGCTAATAGAAATGGCTGCAAACGTAAGAGCTGAGCTAGACGTACTTCAAGACTTTATAGATAAGAACGGCACTACCTACGAATGTATAACTAGAACTGGCGAAGTCATGCACAAGCACAGACCCCAACACCAGCAACTAGTAGACGGACGTACTAGGTATCTAACCATACTGCGTGACTTAGGATTAACTCCAGCTGCTAGAAATAAAGTAGCGCAACTAGAAAGCGGAGATAATATACTAGACAGTCTTTTACAAAGTAAGTGATACACCCAGCTCATAAATACGCTGTAGATGTGGTAGCTGGCAAAGTAGTTGCTGGTAAGTATTGTGTTTTAGCTTGCAAGCGTTATTTAGATGATCTTTCCAAAGCTGAAAAAAAAGGCTTTGAATTTAGAGAGTCTACGGCGTTAGCTTACTTAAATTTTTTTAGCAAGTGCTTAGTGCATACTGTTGGCGAATTTGCTAGCAAACCGTTTAAACCTTTAGCATGGCAACAGTTTATACTTTGGAATCTTTACGGCTGGTATAATAAAGACGGCTCTAGGCGTTTTAGATATGGCTATATATCAGTAGCTCGAAAAAATGGTAAAACTACTTTAATAGCTGGCTGCGCTTTAGCATCTGCTATTTTTGATGAAGAGCAAGCTGGCCAAGTTTACTTTGCAGCTACAAAGCGCGACCAAGCCCGTATAGGTTTTGATGAAGCGAGCCGTATGGCTTCGCGTAGTGCAGCGCTAAAAGGTTTCTGCGAAGTAGGTAAGCACGATATTTACGTTCCTAAGTACGATACTAAAGTAACGTACCTAAGTAGCGACAGCCGAAGCTTAGACGGTCTAAACGCAAACTTTTGCGCTGTAGATGAATACGCTTTTCATAGAGATGACAGCGTAAGTAATGTACTTAGATCTTCTATGCAGTCGCGTAAAAATCCGTTACACTTAACCATAACAACAGCTGGTACTTTTCAAGGCGCTTGCTTTAAGCTACAAAAGACAGTAAAGCAAATTTTAGACGGCGTTAAAAAAGACGAAAGCCAATTTGCAATAATCTATGAGTTGGACGAAGGCGATGACTGGAAGGTACAAAAGAACTGGCGTAAGGCTAACCCAAGCTTAGGCGCTACAATTTCTTTAGATGGCTTAAAGCGCCAGTACGTACAAGCTAAAAATATAGGCGGTAGCTACCAAACCGAGTTTAAAATAAAACACCTTAATACATGGGTTAGCGCTAGTAAGACTTGGATAGCAGCAGATGATTGGGCAAAGAATGAACTATCAAAAGATTTAAGTGGCTTACCTTGCTACGCTGGTTTGGATCTTGCGAGCGTTTCAGATTTGACGGCTCTAGTTTTAGTATTTCCAGTAGAAGATGAATATCACGTAAGAGGCTACTACTGGCTACCAAAAGATACTTATGAAGCTGCTTTACTTTCTGATGCTTCGCACCCTTATGGTGATTTTATACAGCAAGATAATTTTATACTAACTGAAGGCAACGTAACAGATTACGCTGATATACGTAAGTTAATAACTGGCGTTACATATACGCCAAATGGCTTAGAAACTTCTAACGAATGCTTACTAAATAAATACCAAGTTAAAAAGGTTGCATACGATAGATATAATAGTACACAAATCGCAATAGACTTAACTAACGATGGAGCGCCTTTAGTTCCTTATGGACAAGGATTTATAAGTATGAGCGCACCTACAAAGCAATTAGAAGTACTTGTAAGAACTGGTAAGCTAAAGCATGATGGCGATAAGGTTCTAGCGTGGAGCTTACAAAACGTAGAGCTACGTACAGACCCAGCTGGTAATATAAAACCAGATAAAGGTAAAGTAGAAGGTAAAGGCACTAGGCAAAATAAGATAGATCCTATAGTTAGTATGGTAATGGCCTTAGGCGAAAGCATGAAACAAGAGCCAGAAATTAGCGACGAGGATTTAAAAGTACTAAGTTTTTAAAAAAAACTTTAGCTCTGTATGCCCAGTAAATACTGGCAAACATAAAATAAATTAAAAATAATTGTGTAAAATAGTTGACAAATGAAAATAGTGTTGTATATTTGATATATCAAAAAAACAGAAAACATGAACTACTCAAAGCAAACAATAACTTTCACTCACCACAGCGGTACAGAATACAAACAAGTTCATATACAACAATGGAATGAAGAAGGACGCAAATCAAGAAATTACTTTTACATCAATGGTAAGAAAGTTACTAAGTACGATAGAGAGGAGTGTGAGGATATGCTTGCAAACAATCACACAGAGTACAAACAAGAGCTTTGGGAGAAAGCATAGCCATTTAACAAACAGAAAACATGGAATTTTTATATACCGAAAAAGTTATAATTGATAGAATCGGCTTTGGTTATATGCACACTTTTAATACGCCTTATGGTTGTCAAGATATCGAAATCATTACCGATAAGAAATGGAATGTTTTAGATTACAAAAATACTGACAACTTACAATTAGTTAAACATTTAATATGTTCTATCAAACAAACAGACAAAAAGATAGAAAAACACTAGAGTCTTACAACTAAAACTAAGCGCCGTTTGGCGCTTTTTTTTTTATCTTTATAGCTATGGCTGAAATGACTAAGTACGAGAAAGCAAAAGCTTTGCTAGTAGCTAGCGCTCCCGATAAAATGTTAGCTTTTAAATTACAAGATGGCAACTTACATATTTTATATGAACATAACGGTAATCAAGAGGTGTTCATATTGTATGAAAATGAAGTAGATAAATTAGCCGAAAGCTTTGAATAATCATTATATTTGGAACAATGTTTGAACGTCTAAGAAACTTTTTTACTAGAGCAGCAACTATAGCTTATACTGGAGGAAATTGGACAGCTCTAAGATCTGCTGCGCAAAGAAGTGGCGTGAATATGAACGCAGAAAAAGCATTAAGTGTGCCTACTGTATATGCATGTATTTATAAGATAGCTAGTACTTTAGGTACTTTACAACTTACAGCACTTAGGCGCGAAGGTACTGGATCAAGACCAGCAACAGAATTAAGTATTTACGATTTACTTAGCCAGTCACCAGATGAAAACGTAACAGCTTCTTTTTTCTTTGAGCAGATTATAGCTAATATGCTTTTGTATGGTAAAGGCTATGCACTAATTATCAGAAATCAAAATACTGGCTTACCAGAGCGTTTAGAATTTATACCTACAAAAGCTGTTAAGCAGTTAGATTATGAAGGTACTGATGTATTTGAAGTAGATGGAATTGAAGGTGTTGTATTTAGCGATGATATGTTATGCATACCTTACTTACTTGGAGCTTCGCCGTTAGACTTACATGCTGAAACTTTTGGACTCGCCAAAGCAGCTGAACGCTATGCAGCTGAGTATTTTAACAACGGTTCAATAATGACTGGCGTATTATCTAGCGATCAGCCATTAAAGAAAGAGCAACTGGACATTGTAAGAGATAGCTGGAACGCTTCAAGTGCTGGTAATCTTACTAGAGTTCTTCCAGCTGGTTTTAAGTACGACCGCATCGCATTAAGCCCAGATGAAGCACAAAATATAGAAAGCCGTAAAATGAGTGCTGAAGATATTGCAAGGATATACAATGTACCAGCTGCTTTAATTGGTTTAGAGGGTAACTTTACTTACTCTAATACTGAGCAAGCTGGAATCTTCTTTGCAAAGCATACAATACTACCTATAGCCAGACGTATAGAGCAAGAAATAGAAAACAAGTTACTTACGCCACAGCAAAGAGTTAACTACTTTGTACGCTTCAATATAGATGATTTAATGAGAGGCGATTTAAAAACCAGAGCAGATTACTACAATACTCTTTTACAAGCTGGAGTATTAACAGCAAATGAAGTTAGAAGCCAAGAGAATCTACCTACTATAGAGGGTGGAGATGCTCTACGTATACCAGTAAATGTAATTAGTGCTAGTAAGTTTGAAGCTTACAGCGAAAAAATAAGTACTAATGGCTTACAGTAATTATCCACAAACGGCTGTTAATGCAGCTAAAAGAGCGTTAAAGCATAAAGAAGAATATGGCTCTAAGTGTGGTACTACTGTTGGCTGGAGATCTGCTGGTATAATATCTAACAAACAGCCTCTTACATTAGATAGGCTCAAAAGAGTTTTTAGTTTTTTATCTCGTGCTAAAGTTTACAATACTGGTAAATTCTTAAATGAAGGTAAAGAGGTTTGTGGCTCTGTGATGTATGCAGCTTGGGGTGGCACTACTATGCTTAGATGGGCTAGAAAAGAATTAGATAAACTAGAAAAAGAAGAACGCCAAGAAATAACTGGCAAAGCCAAAACTGCTTTAGAAAACAAAGTAGAAGAGCATAACGAAAGCGTACGCTCAGAAGTACGCAAAACTAATCTAAGGACTCTTAGCGCCGTTTTCAAGCGTGGTATAGGAGCCTACAAAACTAACCCAGAAAGCGTTAGACCTACCGTAAAAAGCCCCGAACAATGGGCAATGGCACGAGTCAATAGCTTTCTGTATGCCTTAAAAAATGATAAGTTCCGTAGTGGTAAGCATGATACGGATTTATTTCCAGAGGGCCATAAATTAAAAAGTAAAATGGAAGAAGATAATAAAGAGCGTGCGCGCGTCGGCATGGTTGACGGCGTACCAGTTTACGACAACAAAGAGCAAGCTGAAGAGGCTGCTGAAAAGCTAGGCTGTAGTGGTTCTCATTCTATGGAATTAGAAGGCAAGACCGTATATATGCCATGCTCAAGCCATAGTGGTGCTACTGACGACGACAACGGTAACGGCTATAGACAAGCCGAAGGCTTAGTACATAAGCGTACACAGCTAGCAGATTTTGAGATAAGAGAATCTAAGAAAGGTAGTACTATCGTAGGCTATGCAGCTGTATTTAATACAGAAACGCAGATAGGAAACTTTAGAGAGCAAATAGCGCCCGAAGCTTTTAACAGAGCTTTAGAAAAATCTCCCGATGTAGTAGCTTTACTAAATCATGATCGCAACTATGTTTTAGGAAGAACTACAAGCGATACGCTAAAATTAAGCGTAGATGAGAGAGGTTTGAAATATGAGCTAAAGCTAGGTAATCAAAGCTACGCTAAAGACTTAGCTGAGTCTATGAGGCGTGGCGATATATCGCAAAGTTCATTTGCGTTTACTATAGAACGCGAAAGCTGGCAAGATGATTTAAGAACAGTTGAAGAGGTGCGCGGCCTTTATGACGTTTCTGTAGTTACAGTACCAGCGTATGCAGAAGCTAGCGCAACTATAAGAGCTAAAGAAAGCTGTGGCTGTAAAAAAGAAAAAATTAAAGATGCTACTGTAGTAGAAGAAAAATCTGCTCCAGAAGTTTGTGCAACTAGCACACCAAAAATAATTCAAAAAAATAAATTCAAGATGAAAAAATCTGACCAACTAAAAAGCCTACGTAGCAATAAGCTAATAGAGCTAAATGCTTTGGTGGAGGTTGCAGAAACTGAAGCTAGAGATTACACAGATGCAGAGCTAACTCGCCAAGAGCAGCTTAATTCTGATATTTCTGAACTTGATAAGTCTATCGAGAGAGCAGAAACTACAGAGAATAACGTAAAGCGCCATGCTAACGTAAACGCTACACCAAAGGGTGAATCTGTAGAAATTAATAAAATGAATAAGCGTTACGATATGGGCAAAGCCCTACGTGAAGCAGCTCAAGGCCGTTTATCTGGACTAGAGCAAGAGATACACGAAGAGGCTTTAAGAGAGGCTTCTGCTTTCGGTATCCAGCTTAGAGGTAACGTATGTATTCCACAGTCTTTTGTTGAAAAGCGTAACGTATATGGTAACGATGCTTCTGGTACACCAGATACAGCTGTAGGTACTGCTGGTACTGAAGCAGCAGAGGTTGCTCCATCTCTAAGAGCTACACCAGTTATACAAGAGCTAGGAGCTACACAGCTTACTGGTTTTGTAGGTGATGTAAAGCTACCAAGCTTACCAAACGACAAAGCTAGCTTACCAGCTGAGGCTGCTGCTGCTACTGCGTTCTCTGGTTCTATGTCAAGCGTTACACTTTCTCCACAGCGTTTCGCTGCTGAGATGACTATTACAAAAGAAGCTCTAAACCAAGCTACTGGTAATATGCAAGATGTTATAGCTAGAGATTTCTCTGTAGCTATTGGAAACTCTATTGACCGTTATGCTTTTGCTAAGATTTGTAACGGGTCTATCGAGGGTACACAGCAAGAGCTAGTACCAACTAACTCTGAATTTGCAGCTGGGCAAGGTACGCTAGTACAGTCAATAGAAACTGGTACTAACGATTTAGCTGCTGTAAATACTGCTGCTGTTATGAACCTTTGGGCTGATATTACTGGTAATGGTATTGGAGATAATGCTGCTTTTGTAATGTCACCAGCTGTAGCTGGCGCATTAATGCAAGCTAACGTAACTGGTGATGGAGGCCCAGCTGCTTTAGTAGGTAATAACTTAATGGGTTATAATGCACGTTGGACGTCTAATATTCCTAATGTTAAGGGTACTAACATTCATGCAGACGCAATATTCTCTGGTGGAGGTGCTGATGTTGATTTAGGTGCTGGTTTTGTTTCTTCTGTAATGTTCTACGGAGACTTCAGCCAGCTATTCTGGTGCCAATGGGGCGGTTACTCGCTAACTGTTGATCCGTTTAGCGGAGCTTCAGCTGGTACTGTAAAGCTCGTAGCAGATAACTACTTTGATGTAGGACTTCGTGATTCTGGAGCTATTGGCTACATGTTAGCTAACAGCGTAGCAGTACTTGGAGCAGATAGCTAATATCTACTGTATATAACTATACTTTGAAAGGGTGGCTTATTAGCTGCCCTTTCTTTATTTTAGCTATATGGAATTTTTAAGTAATAACTGGCTAGAGATAGCTATAGCTCTAATGGCTTTTGCTAAAGTGATAGTAAACCTAACGCCAAGCGTAAAAGACGACGCAATATTTGGGATCGTAGATAGAGTTATAAATGCTATAGTAAAGCCAGTAAAAAAAAAATGATAAATGTTTTTAAGTGTAGAGAATGTTGCTGCTGCAAATTATGCGACTGTAATAACTACTAGCGATTTAAAAAATCATTTAAGAGTAACTAGTAACGATGAAGATAGTTTGATAAACAGCTATCGTAATGCAGCTTGCCAGTTTGTAGAAAATTATTGTAATACAAGACTAACTAGCCAAAGTGTTTATTTTTACGCTCAAGCTTTTGGTGCTATAGGTGAATTTCAAATAGGGCCAGTAATTAGTGTTAGCGCAGTAGAATATAAAACAAGTAAAACTGGTTCTTATATCACTTTAGATAGTGCTAACTATTACGTAGAAAAAGCTAGAATACCGGCCTTAATTAAATTTATGACAGCGCCAAGTACTGACGGTGATGCCTTAGCGCCAGTAAGAGTAACGGCTACATGTGGCTATGCAACTACACCAGAGCCTTTAGTTCATGCTGTAAGGCTTTTAGTAGGTCATTACTTTGAAAACCGCCAAGCTGCTGAGGTAGGAAATATTAAAGAGATACCTTTAGGTATAAAATCATTACTCAATACTTACAGAAGTATAAGCTTTAGATAATGCGCATAGGAAAGCTAGATAGAAAAATTACTATACAGTTTAGGAGTTTCAGCCAAAACGATTTCGGAGAATCTGTAGCAGCTTATAGTTCTAGCGCTTCAGTTTGGGCTATGATCGAAACACAGCCAAGAGGTAAAGAAAGAGTAAGTAATGGTATTGAAACTAGCCAACAAAATGTCAGTTTTTTGATACGTTTTTCAACAGATGTAAATGATATAACTGCTGGTGATAGAGTTTTATACAATTCTCAGTTGTACGATATAGAAAGCGTACAAGAAATAGGCCGTAATTTATCACTTCGCTTAATTTGTAATTTAGTAGAGTAATGGAAGCAAAGCTAGTAGGTTTAGAAGAGATACAAAAGAAAATGCTAAAGGCTTCTACCTTTTGTAATAGATCAGACCAAAAAATAAAAAACATTCATAGGCGAGTTGCTAGAGCTTCTTCAAGGCGCCTTAAAAGAAAGATAACAGAATACAATAGAGATATTTTAGTTTATTCTGATGGTGTTGTTCGTGAAACTGTTACAAAAGGTACTTACAAGCGTTCTATTTCAGCTTGGCAGCCAAAGAAGCACAAAGCTAATCATGTATTTTTTATAGGATCTAGAACTGGCTCAAAAGTTAATAGTCGTAAAGATGGTTGGTTCCAATTTATAGTTGAGCAAGGTAAACAACACATACAAGGTGGCCCAAATAGAAACAGAGGCGTTTTAGTAAATCACATAAAAAGTGATGGGCCAAAAGTTATAGCTAAAACAATAGATTTGTATAAAAAAGAGTTTCCAAAAAGAGTTAAGTAATATGGAATTTACAAAAGGTATAAAAGCTTTAATGTCAGCAAATAGCGACGTTACAAATATTGTTGGTACTAAGATTCACCCTTTACAAGCGCCTAGTGGCACGTCATTACCTTTTATTACTTATGAAGTTACAAATTCTGATATACAACATACAAAAGAAGCAGCTACTCATAATTTAAGTAGAGTTGAAATAGTTGGATATACTGCTACTTATGCTGAAGCAGTTACTCTTTTAACTAAATTAAAAGAAACTTTTGCTAGAGCTTCTTATAATGTTGGTGGTGTAGTAATAGATAAAATATTTTTAGACGATGAAGATATAGAATTTTTTGAAAGCCCAGACAGATACGCTTGCGTGTTAGAAGTCAAAGCTTTTGTACCTTTATAAAAAATAGAAAAAATGGCGATTAAAAAAGTAACATTTATAAAAGACTGGAAACACTCTAGCGGTCATACCATTAAAAAAGGAGAAAGTGCAAAATGTACTCCAGAATTAGTTGAAGAATTAGAAAAAGGTGGCTATATTGCAGCTAAGTTAAAAACTAAAAAAATTAAATAAGATGGCAGTTGTAAACGGCACAAATTTAGTTATTACTCTAGGCGGTACAGCTATAGCAAATGCGCAAGAGGTAAGCTTATCTCTAAACCATGACGTTATTGACGTTACTACAAAAGATAGCGCTGGTAATCGTGAGCTGATTCCCGGCCAGAAGTCTGGTTCTATGTCATGCTCTGGTCTTCAAGAGTTCTCTGGCTCTAATGGTATCAAAGCATTAACATCAACTTTTAATACTGGTACAGCTGTAGCTTTGGTATTCGACCAAGTTGCTACAAGTGGTGAAACATTCTCAGCGAATGGTATTCTAACTTCCTTAGAAATCTCTGGAGGTACTGACGATGCGCCAACGTACTCAGCAAGCTTTGAGCTAACTGGAGCTATAACTAAGGGTAATACTTAATCTGATAGTATGACTATAGAAATAGACGGTGTAGAATATCCGCTACGCTACTCACTTCGTGCGCTCAAAAAATTTGAGCATAAAACTAAAAAAAGCGTATTTCAATTTGGCGATGCTGGAACTATGACAGCTGACGCCATGAGTTGGCTTATTTATGTAGGTATAGTTGATGGCTGTGATTTTGAGGGTATTGAATTTGATAAATCTTTAGCAGACATTGAGCCTTATGTAGATCTTTCACACGTTACTCTAGCCGTAACTGCTTTACAGCAATATACGGGCGAAGGTAAAAAAAAGAAGTAGAAGGCGATGATAGACCTTTAAACTGGAAGAAATTAATAGGTTTGGGAATGGGGGTACTAAGGTATCCCCCTTCTGATTTTTGGGCTTGTACTTTAGGCGAGCTTTTTACAGCTTTAGAGTACTTTCATAAAATTGACAATGGGAAGCAGCAAGCTGCATGGGAGAGAGCGCGATTTGTAGCGCATATATTACTACAGCCACACACTAAAAAAGGTACTAGAATTAAAGCAGAGGACATATGCCAGTTTACTTGGGAAAAACAAAAAGAACTAGAAAAATCAAAAGTTTCATTTAGTGAAGAACGTATAAAAGAATTAGTTAAGTATTCAGAAGAAAATTCTTACCTTAGCTTTTAATGGCTTCTTTAGGTGATTTAATTTTAAAGCTTGGCGTTGATGCTAAAGACTTTGATAAAGGTTTGGGCAGAGGTATGCGCAAGCTTGGCCAGTTTGGAAAGGAAACAAAAAAACTTGGGAAAAAATTAACTACAAGTTTGACGTTACCTTTAGCTGCTGTTGGAGCTGGCAGTTTCAAATTAGCAGCAGAGTTTGAGCAATCAATGGCCAAAGTAAAAGCTGTATCTGGTGCTACAGCGTCACAGTTTGAAGCATTAGAACAAAATGCTTTAAATTTAGGTAGTAGCACAAGATTTACAGCAAGTGAAGTTAGTGGCTTACAACTAGAGTTTAGTAAACTAGGTTTTTCAGCAGATGAGATAACAAAAGTTACAGAATCTACTTTAGCATTAGCTCAAGCTACTGGCTCAGACCTTGCCACTTCTGCTGAGGTAGCTGGAGCTACTTTACGTGGTTTTGGTTTAGATGCTTCAGAGACTCAAAGGGTTACAGATGTTATGGCTGCTAGCTTTAGCTCTACGGCTTTAGATATGGGTAGCTTTAAAGACTCTATGAAGTTTGTAGCTCCAGTAGCAAAAGCAGCTGGTATAAGCATAGAAGAAACTACAGCGATGTTAGGCGCTCTAGCTAATAACGGTATAAAAGGTAGCCAAGCTGGTACAGCTTTAAGACGTATAATATCAGATTTAGGATCTACTGGAGGTGATGTAGCTACTTCTATACAAGCTTTAGCTAATGAAGGGTTAAACTTAGCAGATGCAAAAGATGAAGTAGGTAGAAGCGCACAAAGTGCATTATTGATATTAGCAGAAAATACTGGAGTCACAGACGAATTAGCTAACTCTTTTAATAACGCTACTGGTACAGCTTCAGAGATGGCTGGTATTATGGACAGCACTAGCGAAGGAAGTCTAGCAAAAATGAAATCTGCTTTAGAAGGTGCTGCTATCGTTATTGGTCAAAGTTTAGCGCCTCATATTGTAAGTTTAGCAAATTTCATAAGCGATATAGCTACAAGATTTACTAATCTTAGTAGCCGTACACAAAATATTATACTTATTATAGGAGGCTTAGCAGCTGCTATTGGGCCTTTGTTAGTAATATTACCTAATTTAATTGCGTTTATAGGAATACTAAAAACTGCACTTGTAGCGTTAACTGGCCCAGTAGGTTTAGTAGTAGCTGGCGTTACTGCGCTAGCTATGGCTTTCATAGACTTTGGTGGTGATGTTGATAGTGCTAACGATAGTTTAGTAAACATTCAAAAAACTGCTGGAGGTAGTATTATTCCTTTAGAGGCAATGGACACTAACATGCTAAGAAATGAGTTAGATGCTTTAACACATGATTTAGCACAGTTTGCAAACAACGCACAAGAGGTAGGAGATCTTCAATTTTTTAGTGAGTTAACAGCTGACCAAGATGGCTTTACAAAGGCAGCAGAAAGAGGGCAACAAAGAGTTGACGAGCTAAAACAATCTCTTATTGATTTAAAAGCTAGCTATAAAGGCAATGTTATAACTATAAAAGAGTATAAAAAGCAGCAAAAAGAAGCCAATCGCGATATAAAAACTTATGAAAATATAGTAAAAACTGCCAATGTAGCTTTAGAAAAATTAGAACAACAACAAGTAGCAAGTACTCAAAGTGTAGTTAGTGCATCATCTAGTTACGAAACACTAGCTAGAGTAGTACCCTTAGCTCAGATTCCTTTACAACAGATAGGCCCAATAGCTAACGATACTGGCGAACAATTTAAACAACTTGGCGAAAGTACTGTAGATATGACTTCAAAGCTTACATCATGGGTTAACCCTACTATAATGATGTTCGAAGAGTTTCATAATTCAGTTTTAACTACATTAAAAGGCGCTGTTGGTGGTTTAGTTCAAGGTGGTATTGAAGCTGCTGTCGGTGCTAAAAGTTTTGCAGAGGGCATACTATCGCCTTTAGCTGATTTAGCCGTTAATTTAGGACAGCTAGCGATAGGTTACGGTGTTACAATAAAAGGAATTAAAAAAGCCTTACAATCACTAAACCCAGCGGCTGCAATTGCAGCTGGTGTGGTATTAATAGGATTAGGCGTAGGGTTAAAAGCTGCTGTTAATAAAGCTGGCGAAGATGCTAACATACCAGCTATGGCTGAGGGTGGTATAGTAACTGGTAACACTTTGGTACAAGTTGGTGAGTATGCTGGTGTTAGTTCAAACCCAGAGGTTATAGCTCCTCTTGATAAGTTAAAATCTATGATAGGTGGCGCTGGTGGCCAAGTACAAGTACATGGTGTAATACGTGGCAGAGATATATTTTTAACTAACGAAAGAGCTACTCGCGAAGTAGGTAATTTAAGAGGTGCAATTTAATGAACGCAACGATTCAAGCTAGAGCAGATTACCGTAGTAGGTTTGGTAATTTTAGGTACAGAGTAGAGATAGTAGATAGTACGCAAGTAAGTACTAATATTAGAGAATATGACATAACTGTAGCTGGTGCTGAGATAAGCTATGAAAGTAATGAACAAGACGTTTATAAATCTATAATACCAAGCACATGTAGCTTTACCTTTGTTTGTACTACACAAGCGCAAGTTGATTTTTTAAGGGAGGTTGCAGCAGCAGCAGTTGGTAGGTATGGTGTAAGAGTACTTAGAGCAGATTCTAATGGTACGCCTTTAACTACTAAATGGGTAGGTACATTGATTTCAGACCAGATAACTTTTTCTGATTCTTTGCCACAGCAAATAGATTTAACAGCTACAGATGATCTTGGATATTTAAAAGATGCACCATACTTAGACTCATCGGGCAATAGATTTAGACATAATCAAACACTCTTAGAACATATTTTGCAAGCTTTAAAAAATATTCGTACAAGGTGGTATTATGATTTTAGTCTTTTTGGTTTTTTTAATAAAGAGCTATCATATGAAGATGATTTAACACCAAGCGAATATGTAAGCGCTGGAAATAATGTTGGCTTTTTAGAAGAAACTCAAGTTGACAATAACATGTTTTATGTTGACGATGCTGAAGACTTAGTAAGGAATAGTTACGACGTGTTAGATATGATATGTAAATATTTAGGAGTAAGTATTTACCAAAGCTTTGAGCAAGATGTACCAGTATTCGTTATGGCTAGCTTTGCTACTTATCAAGCTACAGCAGCCGGAGGGTATTCACCTACTGGTAAAACATATAGAAGTAATGGAGCTATAGCAGTTAATGGAGCAGCTAATAAATCTTCCGTAGATATTACAAACGATAGTAGTAACAAAAAAAGATTAGCTGGCGGTAGTTTTACATATTTACAGCCATATAGAAAGGTTAACCGTACTTTAAAAGTGCATGAAGATGAAACTTTGTTCTCTAGGGTTTTTTTATTAGATACAGATCCGTTACAAAATTCAATGAACGATAATATTGGCCAATATGGAGAATTAAAGCACACTAATTATCATAATTTCAATGAAGGTGACGTATTTCGTTTAAGAGTAGTATTACATAATCAATGGGGCGGACAAGCTGCTGTTGGCCCACCTTCTAATATATGGAGTCTTACTGGTAACGCTGGTAGCCCACCAGAAGCTTTTACAATAGGTAGAATTGTAATAAGAATAACCATACAGCTATTGAATGAAGATGAAGACGGTACGTCTTTAGGTGCTGACCAATTTGCAGAAAGGGTACAAAGTACTGGTGGTGAAATACCTATATACGATACTAGTTACGGTTTCAGCTCTTATCCTCAATTTTATACAAATTTTATTGCCACAGATGATATCGAATTTTCTACTTCTTCTACACATATATCTATTGTTAGTGATCCTTTTGTAATTACACAAGCTCAAATGATACACGAGGTAAGAGATTATGTTTTACCAGCAATACCATTTGATACAGCTAACGGAATTAAAGTAAAATGTGAAGTAGATTTTTTAGATCATACTGCTACAATACAACAATATTCTGGAACTGGTGCAAGTGTTATAGAAAGTTTATCGACTCCAAAAGTTGTAATGAAGCTAAGAGCATTTAACGGTTTTGAGCCTTCAAATGAGCGAAAATTTAATGCTATAAATTCCGGATCTACAAGAAAAACACTAGATACGGGTGAAGTTTTGTTGAATGACGATTTTATTAAAAGCTTAGGAATAGTAAGATATAGAAAAAGCGACGGTAGTTTTAAAAGAGAGGAAACTGCGTTTACTTCATTGATGCAAAGTACTAATACCTACCCAAGTATAAAACTTATACTTGGAGAAATGGCTAATTTTTACGGTACTGTTAGAGAGATGTATGAGGGTACTCTAATTAAAATGAGCGATACGGGTTTAAATGGTATATTCAGTTTAACTCATGTAGAAAGTGGTGGCAATACTACTATAAAATACAAGGCAACAAAATTAAGTGTTTTTACTGGTATAGAAGAAACTAACGTAAGCTTAGTAGAAATAGCTAGAAATACTACAAGCACAACTGGTTTTACAAATGTTATTTCACCTAGTAACCCAATAACAAATGACATAAATTTAGGTATAGGAGATGTAGGTGGTATTTATAATTTTAGAAGTACTATAGCAGAAAACGTAGCGCCAGTACAAGCGTTACTAGCTACTGCGGTAGCTGCTAATAGAAGCTCACAAACGGGGGCTAACATTGCTACAATAGACGCTAACGGAGTATTACAAGAGGTAGCAGATGGCTCAAACGGCGATATATTAAGTACTAACGGTAGTGGTGTATATAGCTTCGGAGCGCAAAGCTTTGCATATATGCTAGCTAGTCATAGTTTTATGGCTTCTATGGGTAGGGAGGATTTTTACTATTATGGTTCTAATTTTTATGGTTGGGATAGTTTTGCTATAAACTCAAGCTCTAGTGGTATATCTACTATAGATGACCAATATGCACACAATGGTATAGTAGTTCCTCTAGGTTTTACAAGACTTGTATTTAAGAGTACTATAAGAAACGACAGTAACGCAAACGATATTGATGTAACTATATTAAAAGGAGCTAGACCAAATGGCTCAAGCTCTGCAATTACTTTGACTTCTTTAGGTACTGGCTCAGCAAATAACGATGCTGGCCAAGATCTTCATTATAACTGCGATATTGCATTAACTGGTTTGAGTGTATCAGCTGGTGAGTTAATTTTTGTTGTATTTAAACGTGCTGATGGAGGTAACGTAACTACTAATGTTAATGTATCTTACAGTTTATTAGCAATTACTTAAAAAAATGGACTGGCTAGAAAAATCAAATAATAACCACACTATATCAGACTTACCAACTAGGTCTAGTGATAACGATAGGCACAATAAAATACAAGAGCTTATAAACAAAGTCAATGACCTTATGGCACTTATTGTAAGTGAAAATACTAGGCTATGAATTTTAATAAAGTTATATTACATTGTAGCGCTACAAAAGAAACGCAAGATATTGGCCTAAAAGAAATAGATAGCTGGCACAAGGCAAGAAAATGGAAAGGCTGCGGTTATCATTTTATCATTAGGCGCGACGGCACTACTGAAACTGGTAGGCCAATAACTCAGCGTGGCGCTCATGCAAAAGGTTATAACGACTGTATTGGGGTATGCTTAGTAGGCGGTATAGATGATATAGGAAAGCCAGAAGATAATTTTACAGAAGCTCAACACAATAGTTTTTATACTCTTATGCTTTGCCTACGTATGATATTTGGCAAAGTTGAAATTAAAGGCCATTGCGATTTACCAAATGTAAATAAGGCTTGCCCTAGTTTTGATGTGGTAGAGAAGTACGGCGAAAAATTTTGTAATGAGTAAAAAGATTAAAGATACTGGTTTAGGTAAATGGCTAAAGTCAAAAGCTCCAAATATTTTAGATACTGTTGGAGAGCTACTACCCGACAAAGGCGGCTTAGGTATAGTAAAAAATTTACTTGATAGCGAAGATCTAACAGAGCAAGCAGAGCCTTATTTATTTCAAGCGGAGGCAGAAGCAGAAGTGACAAAGCGTTGGACTAGCGACAGCCAAAATAAATTAAGCTCTATGGTAAGGCCATTAATAGTACTTGGTAGCTGTATTATATTTTTAATATTTGCTTTACTCGATGCTTTCAATATATTATGTGTAAAAGATGCGTACATAAACTTATTAGAAAGTTTATTACTTACTTCTGTTGGTGGGTATTTTGTGCTGCGTAGTGCAGATAAATATGTAAAGAAATAATGGACATCACACAATACGAGTTAATAATGCTGGCTATAGCCTTAATTGGTACTGTGTTTAAGTTTCATGGTGACTATACAAAACTTAGCGTAAGAGTTAAAAATATTGAAAATGACTGCCGAGAGTATAAAGAAGATGTAAAGCAACTTTTACAAGCTGTACAAGATATTAAATTATTACTTGCAAAAAATAAAGTAGAGTAGTATATTTGCAAACTGGGCGTTTTGTTTGTACGCCCTTGATTTATGTTTTCATTGTGTTAGGCTGGCTCTACGGAGTCGGCCTTTTACATTATTAAATATTTATTGTTAATAACTAATAAGTATGTCTACTTGTATTAACATGTTGTACATAAGATATTAGCATCACAATTATTTAAAAATGAAAACAGTATACCCTAAAGAGCCTATAAAAGACTATGAGTCATGGCGTGCGTACATAGCTAAACAAGCGCTAGACGCGAAAACAGAAAGAATTATAAACCAGTTTAAGCAAGATTTATTTAAAGCTTATACTAAAAAACAAATAAAATGAGTGAAGTAAAATCACAAATTCAACAGCTCCGCGAAAACGTAAAAACATGGAGCGCACCAGATGGAACTGTATTCCATATCCATAACGTACAAATGTCTGATGGCGTACAAGGGTATGCGCTAGGTAAAAGCGAAAGCGCACCGTATCAAGTAGGCGATGACGTTCTGTATAGCGAAGTTAAAAAAACTGCTGACGGCTTACGCCTAAGAGTTAAAAAAGATACTGGATATACACCTAGCAACAATAGCTACACAAATTCTAACGAAAGCGCTAAAGGAAGAAATATCCAGCGCCAAAGCGCTCTAAAAATTGCTGCTTTTATGCTAGGCTCTGGTAAATCATTTACCGAGTATCAAGATGCAGCTAATAAATGTTTGGATTATTTTAAGAACGAAGCGCAAGCGCCACAAGTTGAAACTCGTAACGATACTTTTAATCAGTTCTAATGATTCAAGATAAAGTATATACTTCACTAATGATAGCTAAAGACTGTACAAGGCTATCTGCTAAAAAGTGTGGTTTTACGTTGGCTAGTCTTAAAGAAGATAATAGGCGTAGAGCGTATGCAGATATGCGCTCTATGCTTATGCATATGCTACGCAATACTACTGCGCTAAGTCTATCTGATATAGGGTATATCTTCCATCGTGATCACAGTTGCGTAATACACAACGTCAAAAAAGTAGACGACCTACTTAGAACTGATGAAGGTTTTAAGATTAGGTACTATCAGATAAGAAACGATTTTTATAACACTTTGAAAATTTTGACCAATGAACATATCTAAATATTATCCTTTAAGTTTTAGTAGTATTAAAAATTTTGCTAATAGCCCAGCTCACTTTATAGCATATAAAAATAGAGAACAACATGAAACGCCAGCGATGCGTTTTGGTACGGCAGTTCATGCGGCCATATTAGAGCCAAAAGAATTTTCTAAAAATTATAAAGTATTAGAAGTAAGGAGAGGTACTAAAGCGTATAAAGAATTAGTAGAATCGAACCCTAAAGCTATTTGGTTAAGCCCATCAGAGCATAACGAAATACAGAAAATAAAAGCAGCTGTAGAAGCTCACCCAATAGCCAGCAAAATACTTAAAGACTGTATGGCATTTGAGCAAGAGCTAAAAGGGTCAATAGGTGGTGTACCGTTTAGAGGCTTTGCTGATGGTTTTAGTTCTAAGTACTGCGTTGATCTTAAAACTTGCCAGAAGGGATCACCAAGAGATTTTACTAGCGACAGCTATAGACAAAAATACCATATACAAGGGTATATATATTGTAGGCTTTTAGAAAAAACTTTAGGCCATGAGATCAAAGAGCATTGGATTATAGCACTAGAAAAAACAAGCCCGTATGTAGTGACTTGTTATAAGCTAACACCAGAGATTTTACAGCGTGGTAAGCAAGAGTTAGAAGAATTATTAAAAAATTTTAAGACTTGGAATGGTGAAGCTACTGGCTACGACCAAGTAAGTACTTTTGGTTACTTTGATTTAGACGTACCAGCGTGGGCTATATAAGTTATGGGTATAAATAGCAGAATAAAAGGCAAACAATGGGAGCTAAAAGCTGCTAAAATACTTGGCGAAGCTTTAGGCACAGAGCCAAAGCGCAGTAGCTATTACGGTAAGTATTATGACGATAATGGTATAGATCTTATGCCAGAAGAAACTGCGCCCTTTATAGTACAATGTAAAGCCGTTGAAACTGGTAAGTACTTGCATGATGTATTAGAGGAAATGATGGATATGGAGGGTAAGTATAAAATAGTAGTACATAAGCTAAACAGAAGGCCGCCAATAGTAGCAATACAGCTAGAAGATTTTTGCGAGATTATCGAGATGCTACGAAAAAACGACGTACTATGAATAGAGAATTTAAAGGCGTTTGGATACCAAAAAAACTTTATTTAGAGAAGGGCTTAACGTGGACTGATAAGCTAATTATTTTAGAAGTACACAGCTTCAGTAACAACGGCTTAGAATGTTTTGTAAGTAATGAACACCTAGCAGATTTTACACAAGCTAGCCTTAGCTCAGTAGAAAAGTCTATAAGTAAGCTAGTAAAGCAAGGGATTATTGTAAGAACAAAAAAGAAAATAGAAGGATCTTACCAGCGTTTTTTACGGTTAGCAAATAGCAACTTTTGCGAAGATGCAGCCGTAAATTCTGCGAAAGAGTACCCGTATATTTTACGGCATACTAATATCAATATAAAAAAACAATCTAATAAAACAAATAGAGAACGTACACCCGTAAATAATATGGTTGTAATAGATGCTTTTATAGAAGCTGGTAGTACCGAAAAAGAAGCTAATAAATTTTATGACCATTATGAGAGCAACGGCTGGGTACAAGGCAAAGGCAAGCCTATTATAAACTGGAAGGCAGCAGCTCGAAATTGGATTAGAAGATGTGATGATTTCAAAACAAAAAACAATGCAAACGGATTTGACAGAACAAAAATTAGTGGCGAAGGCCTTAGAAACTATTTCAACGAAGGGAATAGTTAAGTACACACCAAAAGAAGCTTTTAAAGAAGGCTTAAACGTGCGCAAAGCGCTTAGATTACAGCCAAAACAAACTAAGCAGATACTATGCGCTTTAGTAATGGACTTATGTCAGTTCGTAGATGCCAAGCGTACACTAACTACAGACGACGATATAATATATGCTGTAGAGGCAATAATAAAAGATTTTCCTATTCTAACAATAGAAGAGTTTAGATTAATATGCGATAGAATGAAGAGAGGCCAGCATGGTAAGTTTTATGAGCGCTTAAAGCTCGCTGAAATAGCAGAAGCCATAAAACACTACGAAGGCAATCAACGTGCTAAGGTATTAGAAGATATGCACACTTATAAGATTATTGAGAGAGGACTAAAAGAAGGCCAGAAAGTAAACTATAAGCCCCAAAGCATGGCTGACCTAAAAAGAAAAAGGTTTAAAGAAATATTTGGAAAAGATGAGAGCGCTTGAATTATTCGCTGGTTCTAGGTCTTTTGGTAAAGTAGCTGAACATTATGGTTATACTGTAATATCTACAGATATAAATAATTTTGACGGCATAGACATAGTAGGCGATATATTAGAGTTACCATTAAATATATTTACTGATATTAACCCTAGAGTCATATGGGCTAGCCCTCCTTGTACTTTTTTTTCTGTAGCTTCAATAGGTTATCATTGGCATAAAGACAATACACCTAAAACAAAGGAAGCTTTATTAGGTTTAGCCATAGTTAATAAGACTTTAGAAATTATCAAAGCTTGTAACCCTACTTACTTTTTTATAGAAAATCCTAGAGGCAAATTAAGATCTTTACCTATATTAAAACATATACCAAGAGCAACAGTTTGGTATTGTAAGTATGGTGATACAAGAGCAAAACCAACTGACATTTGGTCTAACAACATAGCAGATTTATTTAACCCAGAAGGCTGGCAACCAAGAGCAGAATGTTTCAACGGTAATACACAATGCCACCATGAAGCAGCACCAAGAGGTTCTAAGACTGGTACACAAGGCATATCAGATAATTATACTAGAAGTATAATACCAGAACAACTTATAAAAGAAATATTAATAAGTACAATATGAAGCGTAATTGGTCTGAACATAGAATAGTAAAGTTATGTAGACAGCGTAAGATGCATGTAAGTTTTACAGAAGATATAATAGATAGCTCTGAGCATATTGATTTAGTTTGTAGTATGAATGGCTTGGCTAAAACAATAGATGTCAAAGGGCCAAGCAGAATACAGAAACAAGATAAAGAATACTCAATGACTCATAGATGGTTAGAGATAAGAAACAATAGTGGCTTACGTGGTTCTTTGTTTGGTAGAGCTGACTTTATTGTAATTGCTTCGCCGATTGGTTGGTTATGGGTTGATCGTAATGAGGTAGCTGGCGAGTGTGTATTAAGATATATAGAGAATAATGGTAAGACAATACCGCGTGGCGATTGGCATACTCGTAGCGTAAAAGGTAGAGGTAGCGTAATTATTTTAGTACCATACAAATATTTATACAGCATTGCTGTATGTAAGTGGACTGATAACGAACTATACAATAGATATTATGCCAAGACTAAATAAGAAAGCTACGCCAGCATACTGGTCACAAAAAAAAGATATGTCTAAAAGAACATATAAAGAAAAAAGATACAACACAAGGCGCTGGAAAAAAGCAAGAGCTATCTACATAAAACAAAATCCATTATGTGTTGTATGTAATAAGTTAGCTAGCGTTGTTGACCACATAAAACCAGTTAGACTCGGTGGAGAGTTTTGGAATAGAGATAACTGGCAAAGTATGTGCGCAGTATGTCATAATAGGAAGAGTGGTTATGAATCTAAAATGTAAAAAAAAATAAAAGGGGATATGGGTATACAAAAAAAAAATATATTTTGCTGTACAT